GCGTCTGCCCCAACTTCAGCGCGATCAGGATTTCCGAAAACCGGAGATGATCAGTCTGCGTGGTGACATAGATATCACCACCGTACCGGAGAATAGCCCGCGGCGCAACGGGGGGCGGAATAACATAGCGCCCGGTGAGTTCCCAATTCGACGGGTCTGTCGGGTCCGTGCCGAGGTACATAAGCACCTCGCCGCTATCCAGGAAAAACGCGGTGTAATCGTTGATCCCGGTCCCACCATCATAGCTGAGGATCGAAACCGCGACCAGATTTCCGCCGTTGTACGACACCACATTGAGCGGGAATACCGCGAGGGTGCCGGTGATCGCATTGACGCCGCCGTACCAGAAATTAGCGTCGGCCCCCGTCCAGGCGTAGATGCGGTTGTTGAAAACGCCGATCCCGCTCAGATTGCTTGGCGTTAATCCACTTCCGCTCCAGGAAGAGCCCGCGATCGATGACCCGTCATAGGTTTGCGGGTCATCGACCCCGTTGACGAGGAGGAGCTTGCCGTTGAAGTTCACGCTCTGCCACATATTCCCGGAAAAACCGGTAGCAAGCGCGTCTCCTACAACCCCACCAGCCGATACATCGAATATGCTGCCGCCGCACGCCGCGAGCAGTTTGACCACGGCGGCCGATTGATAGGTCGCGAGCGTCTCAACGGGCGCGCTCCCAAGCCCTGTGGCATAAGACGCCGATCCACCGCGCGCCAGAACCCCGCCGTAATCCGGGTAGAGATTATCGAGCGTGATCGCGTCTTGCGGGTCCATCGCTTCGAACGGATCGCGGGTGTTCCAGCCCTTGATCGGCGCTCCTACCGATATCGGCTCGGGCGTGACGATGCGGGACACCCGGCGCTGTTGGGCGAGCGCCTGCGTTCTCTGAAGGGCTGAGATCATCCGGCCGGGAAATTCCCGTCAACCACGTTGTTGTACGGCGAAATCAGTGTGAGCCGGTCGTAGGGAGCGAGATCGAGCGTCATCGTGCCGCCGTCGCGAGCAACCGCTTTGTCAACCTCGCGCTCGTATTCGTCGCGCTCCTCGGCGTAGGACATTCCCAGACGCGCGAGGAGCCGCCACGTAACCCCAAGCTCGATCAGATCTTCGTCCAGGATAGAGAAATCGGAATCGGCAGCCCAATCGCTCTGTCCCGCACCCGCCGACGAAAAGAGGAAAGTAGCGTCAAGGCCAGTGCCCCCACTAACCGCACAGGGCGACCCAGGCAACACAGAATACGTGCCGGCGACAATAACCTCTGCTTCTAGGATGCCCCCAGGCTGAACCGTGTAGAGCGGCGTTACCCCATCGTCAGCGTAGAGCTGTTGTCCCTGGTCGTTGAGCAGCGGCACGCCTTCGGACACCTTGGTAACCAATACCTGCGCGCCGACCGTAGACGTGCCGCCTTGGATCAGCAGGACATCGCCAAGCAAATACCCCGAACCTGACGCCGCTGGCGCGACACTGATGATCGATTTGTTGGTCGCCGACTGTACCCAATTGTTCGACACGTATTCGTAGACGAAGATCGATGAGTGATCCGCCGTGCCGACATCGGGATCGATCTGGAAATCAACCGTCGCACCCGCTGCATCGCCGCTCGGCATCCTCAACCGCCAACGCCGCTCGATCGTCGCCCGGCCGATAATACTGGATTTGTAGAGCTGCCATTGCTGCGGCGACATGGCTCCGCGCATCTTCCAGAACCGCGTGCGGTCCCACATCGTGTCGTTGACGAGGGACCGCAGATCGCTCGGCAGCGTGTATTCCGATGTACCGTTTGCAATGAAGACGTGCTCGACAGTAAGCGCCGTCCAGTTTGCCCGCTTCATCAGGGCAATCCCCGTGCGACGCGCCATCTGCAACAGGCGTCGCGCGCTGGGATCGTTGTTGCCGAAGATTGACCCCGGCGCAGCGACCCCGATGTTATTCGCGGCGTTCTGGCACAAAGAGAGCAGAGACATTGAGCTACTTCTTGCCCTTCAGCACCTTGTTGGCCTTGGCGTCGATCTTCGCCGCAGCCCCTGGGGACATGCGCCCGCTGTTTACGGCCTGTGTCGCCCGCGCCTTCGCATTCGCGGCGTGAGATTTATCGGGCACCGGGTATGAGCGGCCCGGCCCTGCGAATTTCGCCGCCGGCAATGCCTTGCGTGCTTTCGTAGTCAGCTTCGCCATTACGCCGCCTCCTCATGCTTGCGCGGGCGCCCTGGTCGGCGGCGCGCGTCATCGACAAAAGCCGCAAGCGACGATTGCGGGGCAACCGGGCGCTCCTGGCCCTGGAACCCCGCCGCCTGCAACGGGTCCGCCATGCCGGGGATAGTCGCCGCGATCGGGTTTGTGGCGCTCTTGATAGCGGTCAACTCGTGGAACATGCGCTGCGAGGCGTCGCCCAGCTCCTTCAACTGAAGCTTGAGGCTCGCCATCTCCGATTGGAGCCTGTCGTTCTCCGCGTGTAGCATCTCGTTCTGTGCCAGTTCGGCCGCCTCATCGAGAAAAGCCTTGGCGCGCTGTTTGAGGCTCATCATTCCCATGATCGGAGACGCGTGCTGGTCCGACACGTCACGGATATCCTCGACCGTGCGGAACCCGATCCCGCGAAGTTCCATGACCTGGCTGCGCGACAGCACGGGCCACTCCTCCAGCGGACAGCCGCCGGTTATCTGGTCATCGATGCCCTGCTTAAACTGGGTGTAGGCTTGCGGGAAGCGCTGGCGATGCTCGTCCGTGACGTTGTGGACGGGCTTGTGATACTGGTCGCCGGGCATGAATAATTCGACGCGCTCGACATCGCGAAAGATCGGGCGCCCGGCTTGCGAGGACGCGACCTCATCCTGCACCGGTTCAAGGAAAAACCTCGCCCGGATAGAGCCCGGTGCCGTTTCGGACCCGGCCCACGACCGCGTGAAATTAACCGTCTGCATGGGTGCTCCTTACGCGCTGACGATGCCGATCCACTGATTGCCGTTCGCAACCAGGATCGCGCCCTTAGCGGACGGCAGCGAAATGCCCGTTGCCCCCGCGATGTTGTTGATCTTTTCGGTCCCATTGCCGTAAATCTTCACGGTATTGGAGCCGCCGTTGTAGATCACTGTCTCGGGCTGTCCGTGCGCCTGCTTCAGCAAGACACCCGTGCTCGACGGAGCGGTCGAGATCAATGTGAAAGTGCTGGTGATCGCAGCCGCATCGGCCTGAGTGGACCCCGTGGCCGCCAATGACACAACCGGGCTTTGGCCCAGGCGATCGGCAAGCGCGGCGGGCGCGCTGCCCGCCATCAGTTCCCCGACGGTTGACATATCAGTTTCTCCTAGAAGGGAAGACCCGCCATCTTGCGGGCGATGGACGGCAACAAACCGCTGCCGTGTACGGTAATGAGCGCCCCGTGATCCGCCATCATCGTGGCGAAGCTTTCAAACGCGTTAGCCTGCGCGAACATGCCGGGTGAACATGTGAATTTCCGGTGATCCAGCCAGATTTCCTTGCGGTGCTGCTCTACCCGGTTCTCGGCCTGCGGATAGGCGTGGCATTCCCCGTCGTGGTCTGAGCTGTCGTATCCGTAGAGGTGGAGTTTCCGGTACCCCAAGGCGTAAACCAGCGCCATCGCCACAAGCCCGACCGTAATTCCCCCGCCGATAACGACCGGGTTTCCCTCGAAATACCCCTCGATCCCGTCCTCGGCGTGGTGGAAGAGCGTCACGTCTTCAGCCGCCAGCGCGGCGAACACATCGGGATGACATTGCGAGGCGATCAGGTATTTTTTCGCGACCGGAGGCTTGACGAACCGCGCGTTTTCGGGGCGAGGATCGAGGATGACCTGATAATCAGCCGTAATCCCGCGCTCTTTGAGCCAACACGCCGCGCCGTTCAGAGCGAACACCGTTTGCCCAGCTTCCTGGCGTCGGAAGATTTCCGCGAGATCGTCGAGGAGCGACGGCCCCCCACCAACAAGCACCGCATTGCCGTCGTGGGCAGGAACTTCCTCGCGCACCCACGTGATATCACGCTTGCTGTTGAGGAAGACGTTGTTGAATCGCTCTTCCGCAGGCGTATTGGGAAGCGCGATCCACTCGTTCGCCTGACCGATCCCGAGCCACTTCGCGCAATAGTCCTTCATCCACGCTTTGCGCGGGCCTCTGAAATGGAGAATGTACCCCCTTGTGCAATCGTCGCCCGGATTTTCCGGCGCCAGATTGTAGGGATCGACCGGCATAAAGCGAATAATGGGGCCGGGGCCAGCGATGACGCTCGGATGCAGCGTCGGGTGAACAACAGAGGCGAGCGCCTTCTGGTCGTCACCCCATTCGTCGCCCATCCGCTCAAGAGCCCGCTCCCAAATATACGCGATTGGAGCGCGCCCGCGCGTAAAGATGGCTCCCGTGTTTAGGATGCAGTCCGTGAACGGCCCCGTCGTAAAGGCAACCGCGAACGCTTGCTGAAACGCTTCCTCGGGATCGCGCGCGAGCACACA